AGCGGAGCGGTAGCCAAGTGTCGAAAGGTGGGAGCCGACAACTGGGGCGAATCTTCTAAGAAACGTAAGCGCCCTGTAAAGAAGAAGATGAAGGACGGCGGCTATGTTGCTTACGGCTGCGGCGGAGTTATAGAGGGGCGTCGTAAAGAGACGAATAACTACTAATGGCGGAGAAGGACAACTCATTACGCAAATGGTTTTCCCAGAATAACGGGAAGGGTTGGGTTGACTGTAAGACTGGTAAGCCCTGTGGTCGTCAGAAGGGCGAAAAGCGCAAGGGTTATCCGGCCTGTCGTCCAACGATGGCACAGTGTACGTCCGCGGCGAAAAAGAAGAAGTCTTCGAAGCGTATCAACTGGAAAGCCAGTGGTGGCTTGGTAAGAGTGTTTTGATAACTGAAGGAGTATGCTATGAAAGATCTTAGCGGAGACGGAAAAGTCACTAAAAAAGATGTGTTGATTGGTCGTGGTGTCATCGAAAAGAAGAACGGCGGCATGTTGAACGGCTACATGGGCGGCGGCATGGTCAAGAAAGGCTACAAAAATGGCGGCTGTGTAATGTCGGGTCGCGGTGTTCGTGACACAAAGATGGTGTAGATAATGACAACTTCAGGATCAAGAGATTTTAACCTCGATGTCGGTGAGATAATCGAGGAGGCGTATGAGCGGTGCGGACTAGAGGTTCGCACTGGGTATGATGCGCGGACAGCGCGTCGGTCCTTGAACCTGATGTTTGCGGACTGGGCGAACAGAGGTTTAAACCTCTGGACCGTGGCGCAAGGTACGACTGACTTGGTGCAAGGCACATCCACCTATACGTTGACGGCGGATGTCGTTGATATGTTGGAGATGGTTTTGCGCAGGGACGGGACGGATTACGAAGTCGAGCGTATTAGTCGCGGCGATTATCTGACGTTTCCGAACAAGACTGATCAAGGCCGTCCGTCACAGTTTTACTTCAACAGGCAGATCGACTCTGTTATAACGTTGTGGCAAACACCTGAAAATTCTACGGACCAGTTAATTTACTATTATGTTCAAAGGATCGAGGATGCCGATGCGTTGGTCAACACTACTGATATGCCTTTCCGTTTTTATCCTTGTATGGTTGCTGGTTTATCCTACTACCTTTCTATGAAACGTGCTCCGGAACGGATACAGATATTAAAAGCGGTGTATGAAGAAGAGTTTCAACGTGCCGCGGAAGAAGACGAGGACCGAGTTCCGTTGAAGTTACAGCCAAGTGCTAGGTATTTGAGGGTTTAATGGCATACGCTAGCGGGAAAAATGCTTGGGGTATATCGGATCGGTCAGGTCGCCGTTACCGTCTTCGTGAGATGAAGGTGGAGTGGACGGGTGCCAAGGTTGGTCCTGATGAGTTTGAGCCGAAGCACCCGCAGTTATATCCTCCAAAAGTTGGCCCTGACCCACAAGCGTTGCGTAACCCTAGACCGGAAAGTGGTCTGGCTGAACAACGCGCTTTACAGTGGGGATGGAATCCGGTGGGGTTTAACTACCAAGAAGGCTTGTCTCCGCCCAACAATTTAGTAGCTGTGGGTTCGGTAGGCACAGTGGAGATCAACACATGACGATGACATATGGGCAGCTAAAGCAGGCTATTAAGGATTATACTGAGTACGAAGAAGCAGGGTATGTAACGAACATACCGTTGTTTATTCGGCTGTCTGAGGAGCGAATACTTAAAAGTGTGCAGTTAAGTTTGTTCCGGAAAAACGCTACTGCCACGACTAATTCGGGCAGCGCCGCCGCTCAATATATTAAAGTGCCAGCGGACTTCCTTGCTCCGTTTTCGTTAAGTATGACCGGGTCAAACGGCGACAAGTTTTTTGTGGAATTTAAAGATCCGAGCTTTGTGCAGACGTACACCCCGGATCCCACGACTACGGGGGAGCCGAAGTATTATTGCCAGTTCGATGTTGATAACTTTTTGATGGCCCCGACGCCTAACGCGGCGTATACGGCGGAGCTTCATTATTTTTATCGTCCTCGGAGTATAACCGAAGGAGATGATAGTGGTACAACGTGGTTAAGTCAAAACGCTGAAATGGCTTTGCTGTATGGCGCATTGATTGAGGCTTACATCTATATGAAGGGCGAGCCCGACGTTATGCAGATGTATACGCAGAGGTTTCAGGAGTCGATACTGGGGATTAAACTTTTGGGTGAAGCCAAGGAAACTACGGACGAATATCGCACTGGTAAAGTTATAAGGGCGAAACAATGACACTAGCAGCATTTGACTTACCCCGCAAAGACGCGGTAGTATCGGTACGAACAACAAGTAATCGCGGGTTTAACCCAGACGAGCTTGCAGAGCAATGTGTAGAAAAGATTATTTCGATATCTGATTCTGCCCATCCAGCGATCCAAGAACAAGCAAAGGCTTTCTCCCGTCATGTGGAAACAGTCATTGCGTACTACCTGAGACAAGCTATTCACAGTGATAGGACAACTGTGTATAATGCGATTAAAGATGCTGGCAACCCTGAACTGGCAGAATTGATAAGGAGACTTTAAATGGCCTTTAGTGGAAACTACATGTGTACGTCTTTCAAGAAAGAATTGATGACCGCTACGCACAACTTTACGAACGGAACTGGCGACACATTTAAGCTCGCCTTGTATGATAATAACGCCTCGTTTAACGCAGCTACAACTGATTACACAAGCTCAAACGAGGTTGGTAACTCAGGCACATATAGCGCGGGTGGCGGAACGTTGGTGAATGTGACGCCTACATCGTCGGGCACTACGGCATTGACAGACTTTTCGGATCTAACGTTTACGTCAGCTACGATTACAGCGCGTGGTGCTTTGATCTACAATACTACTGCGGGAGCAGCAACTGGAACGACCAACTCCGTCGTGATTTTGGACTTTGGTTCAGATAAATCTTCCTCGGCTGGGGATTTCCAGATTGTTTTCCCGACAGCGGACGCGAGTAACGCAATTATCCGCATAGCATAAGCGAGTGCGACTATGGCTGTTTTAAAGAACAGGGCAAAAATGTCCACCAGTACCACGGGTACTGGTACAATAACTCTGGGTTCTGCTCTTTCAGGCTACCAAAGTTTTTCTGCGGCGGGAGTTAGTAACGGCGATCAAGTCAGGTACACGATTCAAGACGGCGTGAATTGGGAAATCGGTCTTGGGACTTACACCGCTAGTGGAACCACGCTTTCCCGCACTCCTAGCGAAAGCTCAAGTGGCGGCTCGGCAATTTCTCTAAGTGGAAATGCGGAAGTCTTTATTACGGCGGCGGGACAGGATATTCAGCAGCCTCCGTCAGAAGGGCCTTTTGTCGATGGCGACAAGACTAAGCTAGACGGTATCGAAGCAAACGCGGACGTAACGGACGCGGGGAATGTAAACCCGCTAGTGGACTCCCACCTGAACACAAGCACTGCTGTTTCTGGAGAGTTCCTGTCGTGGGATGGTTCAGACTATGATTGGGCAGCGGCTGGTGCTGACCTATACGCTGCAAATGAAGTAAGCGTAACGGCACAACCGTCAGCTACTGGTGATGATGCTATTGCGATAGGCGACAGTGCTGTTGCGTCAGGTGCAAATGCTTTAGCCTTTGGCTACCAAGCACAGGCAGGTGCGGCACAATCTTTTGCAGCGGGAGACGCTCCTATAATTGGCAGTAGTGGCACGTCAGCCGTAGCGTTAGGCACTGCTTATGCTAATGCTGGAGATGCTTTTGCAGCCGTTATCACTAGAAACACTTCAAGTTACGGCGCAACAAGTGCTCAGAGTTTAGCTGTCGGTCGAGATGCAAAAGCAACCAACACATCTGCTATTGCAATAGGTCAACTTGCTACGGCAAGTGGTTTTGAAGCTCTTTCTATAGGTGTTGAAAGCCAATCAACAGGAAACTCAGCTACGGCTGTTGGCAACTTCGCGCAGGCTACGGGCAATGCGGCGATTGCAATTAATGCAGGGGCTTTCAATGAGGCAACAGTCGCCAGTGCAAATTACACAATAGGCTTAGGTGTTAACAGTACGGCAAGCGGAACAGGTTCAATCGTCATTGGGCAAAACGCAACATCTTCTGGAACAGATTCTGTAGCTATTGGTAAAGCAAATACAGCGTCTGGAACGCAAGCAGTAACCGTTGGTTATACTAACCAAGCCACAGGGGCGGGTTCTGCTGCGATTGGGTACAGCAATAATGCGACGTCTACTGGCGGTTATGCGTATGCCTTTGGTCTTTCAAACACTATTAGTTCTACAAACGGGGGCGGTGCATTTGGTACTCAGCACTCGGTTTCAGGCAGTTATAGTTACAGCATAGGTAACGGAAACACCGTTACTCACGACAACAATGTCGTCCTCGGCAGCGGCATTACATCAGCGGCAGCAAACGAAATTGTTTTAGGTCACACAGACGAAACTGTTCGTATATCTTCTGCCTACACTCTTCCGGTAGCCGACGGATCGGCAGGAACTGCGCTTGTTACAGATGGCTCAGGGGCTTTGTCTTTTTCTGCGGTTGGCGCTGCTCTTTATGATGCGAACGAAAGTTCCCCTGCTGCCCAACCAAGCGCTACTGGTGCAAATGCCATTGCAATAGGCGATAGTGCTACAGCTACTTCAGACGATGACGTTGCTATTGGTGTAAACGCCAACGCTACAGCTAATGGTAGTTCTCCTTCTCTTGCTTTAGGGCGTGACGCTAATGCTACATCAGGTGGCATAGCGATTGGTAACTTCACTGACGCTACAGGCACCTACGGTACGGCTATTGGTACATCCGCTGATGCTACGGCAATAAACGCAAGTGCATTAGGAAATGATGCTAAAGGTGCGGGAAGTGATGCTGTAGCGTTAGGTAAATCACGGGCATCAGGAAGTTACAGCTTTGCAGCAGCTATAGCCAACAATACTTCTACCTATGGCGCTACTGGTGCTAACTCGGTGGCGATTGGGAGGCTCGCAAAAGCAACCGCAGCATATGCCACCGCTATCGGAAACTCTGTAACAGCTTCCCAAGCTGACGGGGCTGTGGCTATGGGGTCGTCATCAACGGCGTCAGGTCTGGGGTCTACTGCGATTGGTTATCTGAACATCGCAAGCGGCAGTTATTCGCAATCCATTGGTTACGGGGCAAACACACAATCAATTTACGGTAAATTTGCCAAATCCTCTGGGTTTTTCAGCGACTACGCAGACATGCAAACAGGTATATTGGTTGTTGTCGCAGCCACGACTGATGCTACACCAAAAGTCTTGACTTCAGACAAAGCCGCCGCAAGCACCACCAACCAAATCATCCTCCCCAACAACTCAGCCTATGCCTTCCACGGCACCATCGTAGCCCGTCAGCAAGCATCCGCTGGCACTGCAAGTGCAGCATGGGAAGTAAAGGGATTGATCCGCAGGGAAGGTTCTGCTGGTACAACAGTTCTGGTCAACAGTGCGACAACTGTCCTAGACAACACACCATCGTGGGGCATGGCCTTATCTGCTGACACAACAAACGGTGGCTTGGCGATCACAGTCACTGGTGCAGCCTCTACAAACATTCGGTGGGTGGCTACGATCCACACATCTGAAGTAACTTACGCCTAAAGGAGAAACTCAATGGCTATTCAAAACAACATCGCAGAAGGTGCCTCCCAATATGGCATCGCTTTCAACAACGCCTACTACCGCATCGTGACAGCGGCAATCAGCCGTCAACGTGGAACTGATCCAAAGTTCTCCGTAATGATTGACCTGTCAGCATATGCGGTAGCAACTCCCGGTGACGACACTCGTGAGGTGGACTTCAAACGCTACAACGCAAACCTCACAGATGTAGAAGCTAAGTCTGGCTCTACGTTTTTAGACAAGTGTTACGCTTGGGTTATGGATCAAGACGATATGTCAGGAAGCACGGCGGTATAACATGGCACTAACCATCAATCATCAGACGAATGACATCTCAGCAACTAGCGGGTCCATGACGATTGATGGAAACGCTTTAGGCGCATCTGATGGCATCTTTTACGAAAACTCGACAACGGTGTCTTCGGACTATACGATTACGTCAGGCAAGAACGCGATGTCTGCAGGCCCTATAACCATTGGTAGTGGGGTTACGGTCACAGTACCTTCTGGCTCAACTTGGACGGTGGTAACATGACGATTAAAGTAGACACAATTACTAACGTCGCAGGCACAGGCGCACCAAACATCCCTGACGGGGTTACGATTGCAGGCACGGCGTTGGCTTCTGTTCCGCAGATGGAATACACAAGCTCGGCCTCTGAGCCGTCGTCCCCGTCCAATGGTGCCTTGTGGTGGGACAGCGCAAATGAGCTGTTTAAGATGTACGTCAATGACGCGTGGTACGAGGTGGACTATACTCCCCCGCCGCCTGCTTTTTTAGGGGACAGGCAGGTTGTTGGTGGAGGGGCAACGCCTACTGTTTTAAATACTATACAGTACTTTTCTGCCGCGACGCCGAGCAACGCCACTGATTTTGGCGACCTGACAGTCGGTAGACAAGACTTAGGGGCATGCTCTAGTGGGTCTAGGGGGCTTTTTGGGGGAGGCGGCGTGAGCAGCGGCGCTAAGTCCGACATTATTGACTACATCACAATTGCTACTACCGGCAACGCCACTGATTTTGGTGACCTGACGTCCGCCACACAGTATATTGGTGCTTGCTCGAATAAAACGTATGGCCTCTTTGGAGGAGGTATTAGCACCACTTTTGAGGTCACTATTTCTTACGTGACTATTGCTACGACAGGAAACGCAACGGACTTCGGTGACCTAACTGAGTCAAGGTATTTTTTACGTGCTTGTTCCGACGGTACGTATGGGGTGTTTGGCAACGGAGCTAACTCCGCATCAACGAACGTGATCGATTACGTCACTATTAACACTCCGGGGAACGCAACCGATTTTGGGGACATGTTAGCTAATTGGTACGGTTACGGGTCGTGTTCAAACGGCCCTCGAGGGCTTTTTGGTGGGGGGACTTCAAGCGGTTCTACAAACGCCATTCATTATATAACTATTGCCACCCCATCTAACTCGACGGATTTTGGCGACTTAACCGTGGTACGCAACGAAGTGGCTGCGAGCTCCGACGCAACATACGGATTTTTTTGTGGCGGTACTTATGGGCCCACTCAATACGACGTAATTGATTACGTGACCATAAACACTTTAGGTAATGCTACGGATTTTGGGGACCTTCTTGCTGCGGCATCCACCCAAGCCGCATTTTCGGGGGCATAACACATGAGCACCTTTAACACGACGAACATCGAAAGCACTTCTGGCGGGGCACCGAGCTTCAGCCAAGGGCTTACCGTGGGAGGCACAGACATCACCAGCTTGGTTACGATGACCGAGTACTACGACCAAGCCTCCGAACCGGGGTCCCCGGCTGACGGTGCGGTTTGGTATGATGGTAGTGATGTTTACCAGTATCTGAACGATACATGGATGACGTTAACATTCATACCCCCTCCAACGTGGTTCGGTTCTAGAGGCTTATTTAGTGGTGGAAATAGTAGTAATGTAATTGATTATATCAGTATTGCGACGCCCGGAAACGCTACTGATTTTGGTGATTTAACCGTCGCGAGAACGCCGGCATCCTGTTCCAATGGAACACGAGGTGTATTTGGTGGCGGTATCGCCTCTGGATCGTACTCGAATGTAATAGACTATGTTACAATTGCATCCACGGGCAACGCCACAGACTTTGGTGATCTGACCGTCACTCGAAACAATTTAGGCTCTTGTTCTGATGGCACCTATGGTTTATTTGCTGGAGGTTGGAGTGGATCAGCCACCGAAGATACTATTGACTACATAACGATTGCATCCACGGGTAACGCTACAGATTTTGGTGATATGACTACGGCCCGAGAAGCCATAGCATCTTGTTCTGATGGCACCTATGGTTTATTTGCGGGTGGTTATGAATTTTCTGTTCCAACCGTCACCATAGATTACGTTACTGTTGCCACAACAGGTAACGCTATAGATTTTGGTGATCTTACTGTTGCAAGAGGTGGTTTAGGGGCCTGTTCAAGTGAAACCAGAGGATTGTTTGGCGGCGGATTATTGACAGGGTTTACTACATACACGAATGTTATAGATTACGTGACTATTGCTTCACCCGGAAACGCTACAGACTTTGGAGATTTAACCTCTGCCCGAGGAGGCTTTGCGGCGTGCGCAGACGGAACTTACGGAGTTTTTGGCGGGGGTTTTAGCCCCACTGCAACAGATGTAATAGACTATGTTACAATTGCATCTACCGGTAACGCCACAGATTTCGGAGATTTAACAGTTGCTCGGGGCAACAACGGCGCGTGTTCGGGAGACTAACTTATGAGTACCTTAAAAACAGATGCAATTGAGAACGGCGGCGCAGCGGTCAACTTCCCTGCTAACCTTAAAGCAGGCAACGGCTATGCTGAACGTGAATACTACGACCAGACAACGGAACCTACGGGTGTAACTGACGGTGCTATCTGGTGGAATGACTCAGATGAAACCCTGAAGATGTACATTGATGGTGAGTGGTACGAGGTCAGTGCTAGTCCTCCTCCTACTAATCTTGGGGATCGAGGTGTTTTTGGGGGAGGTCAAAGCGACAACACAATCCAGTACATCACAATTAGCACGACTGGAAATGCTTCGGATTTTGGGGATTTACCAACGTCCAATGGCTATAGGGGGGCGTGTTCAAACGGCGCTAGAGGTCTCTTCGCCGGAGGCGCTACCGGCCCCTACCTCACTGATATAGCGTATATCACCTTTTCCTCTTTATCTAACTCTGTTGATTTTGGTGATCTAACCGTTGGAAGAAGAGGTTTAGCTGGGTGCTCAAATGGAACGATAGGGGCTTTCGGTGGTGGTAGTGACGGCTCCCCACTAAACACGATTGACTACGTGACTATCGCAACAACGGGAAATGCCGCCGATTTTGGTGATTTAACTGCTGCTAGGGATTTTGTTGCGGGTGTTGCAGACACGACGTATGGTCTTTGGGCCGGAGGAACCTCCGCATCCTCTAACATAATTGACTATGTGACTATCGCAACAACGGGAAATGCCACCGATTTTGGTGATTTAACTGTTGGTAGACAAGATTTGGCCGGTTGTTCTAACATGGTTAGAGGGCTGTTTGGTGGCGGATACAAGGATGGAGTCGGGACAGAAGGCACGATTGACTACGTGACTATTGCAACACCGGGAAATGCCGCCGATTTTGGTGATTTAACTGTTGTTAGGTCGTGGCTTGGTTCTACTGCTAACAACACTAGGGGTGTGTGGGGCGGCGGTTTTGGAGCATCTAATCAAAACATAATTGACTATGTAACTATTGCAACGACGGGTAATGCTGTTGATTTTGGTGACTTGGTCAACAACCCACGTGGTCCCGCCGCATGTTCAGGAGACTAAAATGACTGCACTTACAACGACTGACGAAATCACCTTCAGCCTACCGGCTGTATCCGCAGACAAGATCAACGCTGCTGCGGTGGCTAAGGTGAACCAATACCTGCCCGAGCTGGAGCAGAAGACCCGTGCGTTCGACCGCAACAACAGCCAGCACACGCTGTCTCTGATGACGTTGACCATGCTGAACGGGCAATCACCCTACCGCATGATGCGTCAGGTCATGGCCGAAGTTGAGAAGCGCAAGATGGCGCTGGCCGAAGCGCAGGTGAACCACGCCAAGACGGTCAAGGAGATTCAAGACCTAGAAGGCAGTGTCGACCCTGTTGAACAGGCAGAACTTCGGCAAAAGCGGTTTAGCATCGACATGCTTGAGTCCAAGATCAACGGCTCGTTCAAAGACATTGCCACGATGATTGACGCTTACGAGAACATCAAGGCGAAAAACGGCATCGACGACTGGGACGAAGAGGCCTACGAGCGCGAAGAGAAACGCCACCACGTGCGCCGCGGCTTTGAGCTTATGTATCGCAACCTACTTGATGGCGGTCGAGCTAACACAGCCACGATTGAATACCTACAGCAGTATGGTGTGCATCCACAGGTGGCACTCACCGAGGTTAGCGGGTACGTGAAGCATACCGCAGAGCGCATTGCCAAAGCGGAATTAATGCACTCGAACGACCTCGAAGACTTCCTCGACCAGATGGCCGACAAGTATTGCGCTAATGTGGATAAGACAGCCGAGCGGTTGTTTGGTAAAACTGATTTCATTAACCCGGAGTACATGCTCCGTCTGGAGGCCAAAGATGATTCTTGAGTACATGCTTATCCGTGAACTGGACCGTAAGCGAACCCCCTCGTGGGTCGAAGACGGGGGCTACTTCATGGACCCCGACAACAACACTCTGATTGGCTGGTCGCCTGATATGGCGAACCGTGACTACTACGTCCCGGATTCGGTGGTAGAACTCAACCGTGCTAGT